TGATCCGTAACAATTATAGTTATCAAAAGTTATACCTATACTTTCTCCTGTCATCAGTTGGAGTCCTGTATTAGACGCTCCCGTAAAATGGTTGGCACCAGCTACAGAATCACTTTCCTTATTCATTACATAGGACGCTCCTCTCAGATACATTCTTACTGCTCCAGTGTCTCCGTACTTAGTCCATATCTCAACATTGACTGGATAAAACACTTCGTCCTGTACAGCTTTTCCATTAGTTATCAAATCCGGAGTCTGAAATAAATACTCAAATTCATACTGCAAAAATTCATTGAGTCTTGGCAACCCAAGAGCATTGATTAATTCGTCTAGACCTTTATTTAATTCCCATGCACCTATAAGTGCATTCTGAATATTAGACAACCCATATGTCTTTTGAAGAACTTTGGACATAACGTCCATAACGATTGTGATGGTTGCTTCTGTAGGAACATTGAGGGGCGTTACTCCGTCTGAGAACATTCCCATTGCGAATGTGTTTGCTATACCCTTATCCCAATTGTTGAGCCAAGGGTATGTCTCATTGTTTGCGGTGGCATAGAATTGTGTCATCATTCTATTTGTGTAGGGATTAACATTCGCCCGCATATCTCCACCGCTATTTGGAGAATAGCTGTATATCCAACTTCCAGCAGATTCACTCCAAACTCTTATTATGAATCCGGTGCCTTCTTCTGGAACTTTAGCTTTTAATATCTTAGATAGTAGAGGCTCTTTCTCCGGTGGAATCTCCGGGGGAATCTCCACAGTGTATTCTCCGTTGTCCCCTATAATGCCAATCAGGAGTTCCTGAGGTTTCCCGTCTATACTCGCTGGTCGTATTTGTACGGGCGCACCCTTCTCTACATAAGCTCCCATGGAAGCTACCCCAGATAAGAATCTTTTCTTCTCATTATCCTTACACTTACAAGAAATGTTTCCGATCATGACCATAGACATTAAAACTATAATAAATTTTTTCACATGAGACCCCCTATAGAATTACCTCCGTTTATCGGAGTTTGCTCGCTTGCGTTTGAGGGCGCTTGAGGAACATCAAACTTCTCGTCATTGAATGGATCAAGATTAAGGTCTTCAGTACGAATCTCATTGATTGAGTATACACCCGTATCCATCTTAGCTTTAAGAACTTCCATTTCCTCTTTCTCAGATTTTTCCACACTGAACTCTAATTTATATCCCGGACCAAATCTAAACGGTAAAATATCGTAGTTCCAAAAAGTTTCTAGTATCTTAACAATTGGTAATATCCCTGCTGAATGATATATTTCTTGTTGTGCCTCTGAAGTGGATCGTCCCGATGTATTGTCTCCACCCGCTAATGACATCTCCATTGGAGTAGCTTGGAACACCAAACCCACTTCTTCACGAATATCTTTTTGTCTTTGCATTTGAATAGACATTGTGTTCTCTCTGGACAGGTCGACTACTGTTGCGTTGTTACCCGTGAAGGTCATTATTGAGCCCTTCTTTGGAGAGTTGAGTTTTTGCTCGACTCTCTTCTGTTCGTCTTCTCCAATTGGAATATCGAACTCTTTGTCCAAAGAACCAAACGGAGATGCGTTGGATATAATAACCATCTTCTCCGGTGCTTTTGTTCCGTCCGCTTGATCTGCCATCAACTTATCAAATAACAATGATTCACTAATCTTATTGATCAATGCCTCCAATGGAACAAAGCCATGACTCCGAGCGGTCGTAGGAATATATGTTGCGTATGCAAGCTCGTTCCCAAACATAATTTGGGGTTCGTAGCCGAGCATAAGTTGTACGTATCCTTGGACGCCACCCGCAAAGATGTTCTTAAGGGGGAGTACTGTTCCTCCAGGGAGTGTGTATATGTTTTCAATTTTATTATTACTTATCTCCTTGTAGCAAGCCATCGCACCGTGTATCATCAAGTCTGCGATTTGTTTCTTAGTAAGGTCCGGAAACTTATCGTTGATGTTTGGTTGCATAACCCATTCTTTAGCCCAATCACCGGAGTCGGTGTTCTGGTTCTGTATCCGTCTCTTCCATCTTATCAGGGAACCTTGAAAATTAGACAGGTCGGGTAGAACATCAGGAAGAGTTACTTTTATTTCCTGCATAAGCTTTGTTCTTGCTATTTGATAAGCCATATCTAAGGAATCTTTATACTCATCACACACCTGCTTCAATGCACGGAGACGCTCATACAATTTGTCTTCCTGTTGCTTATCGGCTACAATCTTCCACTCCATGCCCGCTATACGATTCATCCTAGATGTGATAACGGAAAACACCGGAGAGCAAAGACGGAAGATCGAAATGCGCTCTTCTAGTGAGAGATAGAAGATTGGCTGTTCATAGTATCCAGTAACTCTGGCTCCGTCTTTCGCTACTCCGGTTATTCCAAGGAGTTGTGACATGGTATATACTTGATATCCGCGACCATCCCTAGAGCTGATAGTCCCAGCTTCTGACATATTGGTCTGCATCAATGTTTCATGTATTTCTGCTATTGCCATTTAGTTCGCCATCATAAATAATCTCTTGGCTAGTAACATATAGCCAGTTGCAAACATATAGTGATCCGCCAGTGTTCCGTGTTCCCAATTGAATCTTTCCTTATCCTCATCGTAGACCCGCACACTGGAAGTCATCTGGTCGTAGTAGTTTGGAAAGGATCGAATGTTCTTTGGAAGCATGAACTTCTTAAGTAAAACGTGTTCCTTTACGTTATCAAGGAACGATGTTCTAATCTGAGACACCGTCATTGTTTCTTTGTTGAAGCTAAATTCTTTTGTCGTTGCATTGACATTACAGTCACACCCTCTCCAGTTATGCACGAGCTTACGTGAAAGTCTGGTTTCTGGCATGGAGTCAATAACAAAGAATGAAACATGATACACTCGAAACAGGGCGATGATTTCTTCATATCCTCCCTCGACTTCTCCAAGGAAGACTGTCTTGAGATTTCCGTCATTCAACACCTCGCAAATGTGTACGTGCAACACTGATCCAACATCTATACCCGCAACGCAAGGTCCTTTACTGGACTCCGGCATCACATAGTCGCAAACAAGTTCATCAAGGCTTTGTGCTGTTATCTTAGAGCCTTCGCTGGTGAACGACTCCCCTAAATCGGAGTTGTAGAACCTCTGCATCTTTATATCGTTAGATAATCCCTTATCGAAATTATTAACAAGCTCAAAGAGCGTTCCAGTTCCACTAACCATCCTAGAAAAGTGTTTACCGGATATATGAGACTTCCTCTCTGCAACGTACTCACCTATTCCAAATCTATCAAAGGGTTTTCCGCAGACATCACATATCGGTCTTACATCTCTTCCGGAATCTATATCAAATTCTTTATCTCGAATAACAAATAAAGATTCGTCTACTCTATCTACAACATGCTTAAAGAAGTCTATTTGAATCCAGTGACCACAATCAGCATGAACGTTCCATCTGGACTTGGTGGACTCTTCGTACTTCTGATCTAAAAAGGATCCAACGAAAGTTGGGTTACCTACATATATTTCATGAGGATCGTCCGAATGCCCTAGCCTCTCTCTTCCCATCTCTAATGTTTTTGAATCACACTTGTCCGCTTCGTCTACAATAAACCAATCAGCGGGAATCTCGGTGAAGGGTACTTCTGATCCAGACCCTGCAAAGTTGATAACACCTTGTCCAATATCTTTTAATGCTCGATTGTCCAGCATTGCTTTTCCTAAATCTTTTGATCGCCCTGCGGACCTCTGTTCTCGATAATACGGGCTGTACATCATAGATTTCTCGAACCTGTTCGATACGAACCTTTCCATGAGTTGATGTGTTGGTAATACATAGAATACCACTCGGCCATGCATCGCGGCGGACCAGGATATAACTATTAGGCATTCCGATACTCCTCCTTGCGTGGATTTCTTATAGACTCGTTGCCTGGACTTATCGGTAAGAACATCCTTGAGGTAGTAGTGATTCTGAAGTGTCATTTGCTTATTGGTGTGAGTCTTGTGGTGATTAAGAGCTATCCACAAGGGAAACTCGTGTTTCTCAAGGTATGATCCAAAGTTCTTAGGGACGATTATTCCGCTGGACGAAGATGTCTTTTCCTCCAAGGAGGATTCCATACTCTGCATTGATCCTTTGCTCCTCTTCTTTAGATAAGACGTTGACGTTGACGTTAATTGCGGGGTCTTTGAGGCTTTCACACATGTCCGGGTATAACATTTTTCCGAGTTCGGTATTAGCTTTAAGAGCCACCTGTTCATTATCGGAGATTGCCAAGTTTTGGAATCTCCGAATAATACGCTCCCTTTCTTCGATTAACAAAAAGGTGAGCCTGTCTTGGAACTCCGAGTCTCCGTCTAACAGCGTTCGCTCTTCTTCGGTGACACCGAGTTTCTTATATGCCATCGACTTGTCGAATGCTTCGCGGAAGCTGAGGAGTATCCTTTCTTTCTTTTCGTTTATGTCCATATT